AAAATATAGTGTGCATCAATATTCAGGTTCTCTACAACAACCTGAATCATCGGCTTTCCATTTACCTCTATTAACGGTTTAGGAAATGTGTATCCAGCCTGTGCAAAACGCGAACCAGCGCCAGCCATTGGTATGAGAACATTCATTTTTTCGTTCCTCCAGGCGACAGGTCTTTTGCCGCGTGTTTCTATTTCGTCAACAAATCGCATCAAACGCTCTTTGTTTAAATCGTTGGCATTTTTAATAGCATGAAGATTCGCGCCAGAACTAAGTGCGCCTTCCCTGCCGATATGTGAATCCTCAATAATTATAGTATTTGCAGGGGTTGAATCTAATGAAACAATACATTGCCAATACATTTCTGGATGAGGTTTATGATGCTTTACATCTTCATTGCTCATTATGTAGCTAACGTAACGAAGTACGCCAATCGCATCCAGCGCTGTAATTACGGTATCTCTAATTGCATTGCTCGCAACAGCAATCTTCCAGCCACGCTCTTTAAGCGTCTGCATGATGTCAATGGCTATATAATTCTTGGGAAATTGTGACAGTATCTTTAATGTCGCTTGTTGTTTATCTTCCCATATTCTTTGATGATTTGACTCTGGAAGGCCTTTTTCGTCAGTAAGCATTTTCAGCTTTGTGGTTGTCCCAAGGCCATCGTATTTTGATAAGTGTTCGTCCCTGGTTATTACATACTTCGAATCAATTCGACTTAAGGCAATATTTAGTGAATCGAAGTGGACATCTCGCGACTCTATGAGTACGCCGTCAAGGTCGAAAATAGCAAGAAAATTACTTTTCATTTGGGTTTGGACCCGCGTGTCGATGCCACTTGTTATGGCGAACAATACTTTTCCCATTACATTTCATTACATATTTATTTCTTACACGCAGCGACCATTCGACGTCTTCCTCTTCGTTCCACCCACGCGACTCATCCAATGGTTCTGCAAGCATGACGTGCTTCTTTACCATAAAGAACCCGCCAGATATATACATATATTGAGTCTGGGACCAGTCGTTATAGTCAAGCGACCAAGCCCTCCCGTGACCTGGCTTATCCCAAAGTGACCAGTCCATTGGATTTCTTGCACCAGTAATTAAGTATTGCGGGCACGAACATATGTCCCAGTCTGTTCCAAAGTTTTTAAATTCTTCGTACCACTGAGAATCAAAGATGTGATAGTCATGCATTAGTACGATATTTTCATACCTTGCGCTTTGAACAAGTATATTCTTTTTTCGTGTAATCCACTTAGGCTTAGCAGATTCATCAAAATCAATCTTGTTTAAATCATCGCCATCAATGCCCGATGAGTCCCCACCACCAACGATTACGATTTCGTATTCAGGAATACGAAGACTGCGTATGTTGTCAATAATCTCTTGAAGACGGTTTTTATCTTCATAGACGCTTATTATGCCGAATGTCCACTGAATGTCTTGCATGTCAAATCTTTTCTAGAATGATACGCATTGTTGCGTCCCAGTCGTCACCGCGCTTGTCCATAGTGAAATCAGCTAGACGTTCATAATTTTCTTCAATTTCATCTTTTCTTGTTTGTAGGTCACGAAGTTCATCTAGGTGATAAACCCACTCATCCGGTGTATACGCAACTCGACCTACTCCATTATCTGCAAGATATTTGTATTCTGGAGAAAATGAACTAATAAATGGTATTCCAGCTGCGGCATACTCAAGACCTTTTATAAAAGACTTTGCGTGATTAAATGGAACATTATTTAGCGGAATCATGCCAATATCAAAATATTCAAACAAGCGTGGATAAGACATAATCGGAACGAGTGGGGACATTCTTGTTATGTTGTCTGGTATTCCAAGAAGTCGATTCGCCCTATGTGCACCCGCCCCCTCGGTGTGGCCAGAGTGATGAAACCCCATCTTTCGAGAAGTTAGATACTGGCCCATAAAACTAGAAAGCGTTTCTAGGTCGCCAGACCTCCACGGCGTTGCTCCCACCCAGCCAACTTTTAGCCTGTGATTCATTTTGATTTGCCTTGGCTTCCATCTTTGGATATCTATGCCATTGCGTACCAAAAACACATTGTCACGCTTTGCTGCGTAGTAATCAAAGAGAAACGGGGTTGACGTGATAACCGCATTAGCCTGCATAATTATCTGAGAATAAATCTCGCGATTATTATTTGGATTTTTCTTAGGGTCGGTTGATTCGTATGCTCGATTATTTACATGCAAGCCATCAAACCAATCGTCTACATCAACGACTATTTTTTGCCCCATCTCTTGAGCAGCTGGCATTGCCTCGAGAACCTCTTTTTGCATTAAGAGTTTAAAAACTATGATGTCCCAGCCATGAATAGCCCTATCCTCTGGGACAACCATTCCGAATCCACGCTGTGGGTTAAAGCCGGGAAATCCAACAGTTGCAAACCATCCACGCTTATTAAGCTCATCCGCAGGTAATTTACACCTATACCAAGCGCAACCGTTTGGCTGAAGTGGCTCGGTACCCCATGCCCAATCTCCAGTTAGATATCCAATTGTCGGTTTACGTTTCTTTGCTACCACGCTCAGCGACACTAGCACAATGCGACAATTTCTAAATATGATAAAATTTATTTGTCGCATAGACAAAGGGAGCGAATCATGAGCACAACATTCATTAAAGACACAGCAGAGCGTGCAGTTAGGACATTCCTTCAGGCCTACCTTGGCGCCTGGGTTGCTACTGGTGCCGACTTCGACGGCCTAGTTGCAACAGATAATCTAAAAATCGGTGTAACAGCTGTCGCCCTGTCGATTGCAATGTCAATGGGCCTTAAGAAAGTTGGCTCAAACAAAGAGTCGGCCTCGGCGCTGTAGTCATACCTACCGGCTTAAGACCGGTTCCTAATCTACAATCTTTATGGCTTTGATTAGGAGAGCGTGTCCATGATTGCTGGCGTCTACAACATTACGTGTGAGCAGGGCTCTTCTTTTTTGCGCACCCTTGAAATCGAGAAGCCAGACCTCGTCACGGACCCAACAGGCCAAACCTACGAAGATTTTGACCTCACCGGATATACCGCAAGAATGCAGGTAAGGCGCACAATAGAGTCATCTTCCACACTGGTAGAGCTAACAACTCAAAATCTTGGCCTTGAAATTAATCCAACTGGTGACACAGTAAATCTCATAAAAATATCAATGGCCGCATCTGTTACTGCATCTATTAACAGCAGCGGAGTTTACGACCTAGAAGTCATTAATGGCGATGGATTTGTGTCAAAAGTTGTCAAAGGTGCTTTCAACCTCATACCAGAGGTGACGCGATGAGCAATGTCCCAAATCAAGTAAACATCCATGAAGACACGCCGAATCAGGTAATTGTTAATCAGGATGCCCCAAATCAAGTAGTTGTTAGATTTGCTGGAGCTGGCTCATCGAATACGAGACGACATGTACACGCACAAGAGTCAGCGTCAACAAGTTGGACCATAAATCACACACTGGGTGGTAAACCACAGGTGACCATTGTCGATTCTGCAAATACCGTTGTCGTAGGTACGGTAACATATAACAGTAATTCTCAAGTGACAGTGGACTTCACTGCACCGTTTTCGGGTTACGCCTATTTGACATAAGGCAGGACAAATGGCACAGAAATTTGTTACAAATCTTAACCTAAACCAAAATCAACTTCTCAATGCAACGTTTGAGGTTTTGTCGAGTGACCCGAACTCGGACAACTTTGAGGGTCGCCTCATCTACAACTCCACCGAAGACACAATTAAGGTCTACACGGGCAGTGCATGGAGAAAAATGCTCCATGGTGTCGTTGCTGGTGGCTCATATACCGATGCAATATCAATAAGCGAAGCAAATGGTCAAGTAACACTTACCCTAAATCTTGCCGATACAGATAGTGCTGGTTTGCTTTCCAGCACATTCTGGAACATGCTCAATGATGCAACATCAGAAAATACTGCATCCAAACTCGTAAAGAGGGACGCAAACGGAAATATCAAGATTTCCGACCCAACAGAAGCTGCCCATGCTGCTACAAAGTCCTATGTAGACGCTGCTCGGTCAGGGCTCGATGTTAAAGCATCGGTTCGTGCTGCAACCACAGCAACAGTAAATCTCTCAACAGATGTTGATAATGGCAGTATTATCGACGGAGTAACACTCGCAACAGGCGACAGAATCCTCATCAAGGACCAGGGCGTCGGCGGAGTTGCTCATGTTGATAACGGCATATATGTTGTTGCCGCCTCGGGCGCACCGACTCGTGCAACAGATGCAGATAGCAATGCCGAAGTAACGGCAGGACTATTCACATTCGTTGAAGAGGGTACGGCAAATGGCGATGCTGGCTTCGTTCTTGCTACAAATGGTTCGATAACAGTTGGTTCAACAGCACTTCTTTTCACCCAGTTTTCCGGAACTGGACAAATTACCGCTGGCTCTGGACTTGACAAAGATGGAAGCACTCTTAACGTAAATTACGATGATGCAACAATCTATGTAGATGGCAACGACGACCTTGCAGTTAAATCTTCAGGTACGGCAGGCCAGGTCCTCATCTCGCAGGGTTCGGGAACAGCTGCGTGGGGCGCTCTTGACCTCTCGGATTCGGATGCAACAACAAATATTCTTCCAATCAATCGTGGCGGCACTAGTGCTTCCACTGCGTCTGGAGCAAGAACTGCGCTAGCAGAGACGTCGACAAGTGGACAGTCAACTTCAACTCCTGTACTTGGAAGAGTTGCCTATCAGGTATTGACTGGTTCAAATACGACATACACGGTTACACATAACTTTGGAACCAGAAATGTTGTAGTTCAAGTATTTGACACAGCAACATACGAAACAGTATTTACAGATGTAACAAGAAGCACTACCGACAGTGTGACAATCGGATTCTCTGTTGCGCCAACGTCTGGTGCGTATACAGCTGTTGTAACAGGTTAAACATAGCGTCTCGAGGGGCGCACTAAATAGGAAACAGTCGAGGCTGGATTCATGGCAAAATTTATTGGCACGCCTATACGCGGAACCGACTTCGCGACCGTTAGTGACGAGGCTATTTCAGCAAAAGTCTCAGCTGACACACATGCCAGAATCCGAATTGATGCAGGCGGAAGAATTACGTGGGGTTCTGGTTCTTCTTCTGGAGATATAAACCTTTATCGAGACAGTGCAAGCGTTCTTGTAACAGACGATATTTTCAAGGCAACATCCGGGCTCGTTACTCTTACCACTGACGGCGCACCAACAGAAACGTTGCCAAATGGTGCTCTTGCGATTGATTCGACGAACAGTCAATTCTATTTCAGGTCGAATAATTCATGGAACTTGGTAGAGGGAGCTGGAGGAGCAACAGTCTTAGTCCAGTCATCCCCTCCTGTCGGAGAGGACGAAGGAACTCTTTGGTTGGACACAGACACGCTAGTTCTTTCTATCTATTACAACAACGTTTGGGAGCCAGTAAGCGGTGAATCAGCTCTGTCGGATTTGACAGATGTTTCAATTAACTCAATACAAGATGGACAGATACTTAAATATTCTTCGGCAAGTGCATCGTGGTATAACGAGTACGAGGCCATACAAAACGTCGATGGTGGCGCCGCTAATACCGTATATGGTGGGATAATTGCCCTTAGTGGCGGAGGAGCTTCAGGATAATGGCAACAAGAATACAACTTCGTAGAGATACAGCGGCTAACTGGCAAAGTGTCAACCCTGTACTCGCACAAGGTGAGCTTGGCTTAAATCTTGACACCAATCAGGTCAAACTTGGTGATGGCGTAACTGCTTGGAACTCTTTGTCGTACACCAATTTTTCAATTGACATCGACGAACTTGATGGCGTAACAATCACAGACCCACAAAATGGTGATTTTCTCCGCTACAGCAGTTCTGCCTCAGCATGGATTAACGACCCAGTAAACCTATCTACAGACACCGTTGGCGACTATGTTCAAAGTCTTGTTGCTGGCACTGGTGTAAGTCTTGCAAATAATTCTGGAGAAGGCTCTACTCCAACCATTGCAATTGGTCAAGCGGTTGGAACATCCTCGTCAGTTACATTCGCGCATGTAAATGCACCATTGACCGGAAATGTAATTGGCAACGTAACAGGAGATGTTTCTGGGAACGCTGGGACTGCATCAACGCTCCAAACAGCAAGAACCATCTCTTTAACTGGAGACGTGTCAGGTTCTGTTTCTTTTAATGGCTCAAGTGATGTTTCAATAACTGCTGTTGTCCAACCAAATAGTGTTGCACTCGGCACTGATACGACAGGTAATTATGTCAACGACGTAACCGCTGGTACAGGTATTACGGTAACTCATACACCAGGCGAAGGTTCTTCACCAACGATTGCAATTGGTCAAGCAGTAGGCACATCGTCATCTGTAACATTTGCGCACGTTTCTGCCCCAGTAACAGGAAATGTTATTGGAGACCTAACCGGCAACGCAGATACAGCCTCAACGCTTGAGACATCGAGGACAATTGCTATTTCTGGTGATGTTTCTGGTTCGGTCTCTTTTGATGGTTCGGCTGATGTAACAATATCTGCAACTATCCAACCAAATTCTGTTGCTCTTGGAACAGACACGACTGGCAACTATGTAAACGATGTGACTGCGGGTACTGGCGTCACTGTCACGCACACTCCTGCTGAGGGCTCAAGCCCAACAATCGCTATTGGTCAGGCTGTAGGAACATCTTCTTCAGTAACCTTTGCCCACGTTTCTGCTCCATTGACTGGCGATGTAACCGGTAATGCATCAACTGCTTCCGCATTACAAACAGCGAGAACTATTGCAATTAATGGCGATGTTTCTGGTTCAGTATCATTTGATGGTTCTGCCAACGCAACGATTAACGCAACAATTCAGCCAAATAGCGTTGCTCTCGGAACTGACACAACTGGAAACTACGTTAATGATGTAACTGCTGGAACTGGTGTTACGGTAACCCACACACCTGGTGAAGGCTCAAGCCCAACTATTGCCATCGGACAAGCAGTTGGAATATCTTCGAGCGTAACGTTTGCACACGTAACTGCAGATGTAACCGGTGATTTGACAGGAAACGCAGATACAGCAACTGCGCTTGCAACTGCCAGAACTATTGAACTCAGTGGTGACGTATCTGGTTCTGCATCCTTTGATGGAACCTCAAGTATCAATATCTTTACGACTGTAAACACTTCGAGTGTTGCTATTGGCGAGCTTGATGGCGTAAACATCACAAATCCAGAGGAATACCAGGTTATTCAATACAACGGAACAGAGTGGGTCAATGAGTGGCCAGACACAGTTTCGTATGCTCGAAACGTTGATACCGTAACACTTCAACCAGGAACTGTTGTTTATATCTATGGCGGTAATGGCGACCACGTAACTGTAAAACGTGCAGATAACTCGTCAGATACGACTTCAGCAAAAACTCTTGGTGTTGTTGGTGTTGCTATCCCTGTTAATCAAAACGGCCCAGTTGTAACACAGGGTTATGTTGACCAGATTGACTTCAGCACTGGGTATAACGTCGGTGACATTCTTTGGCTAGCAAAGAATGGCGCGCTCACGACTACCAAGCCATCCGCACCAGACCATATGGTGTTTGTTGGTGTTGTGGTTCGTGCGACAAATAATGGAATTATGTTTGTGTCTGCCCAAAACGGATATGAACTAGAAGAACTACACGATGTAAAAATTATCAGCCCTTCTGATGGCCAATTCTTGCGCTACAACAGTGCCTCGACTATTTGGGTTAATGATGCGATAAATCTTGGAACAGACACAATAGGAAACTATGTTTCAGATGTTTCTGGCGGAACCGGTGTAACTGTAAACCACATCGCAAGTGAAGGTTCAACTCCAACTATATCGATTGGTCAAGACGTATCAACTTCTGCTTCTGTCACATTTGCGCAAGTAACTGTTCAAGGTGACTTAGATGTCCAAGGAACAATTACAAGAATAAATGAAACAAATCTTGAAATTGAAGATTCGTTTATCTACTTAAATGCGACAAGCGCAAGCGTTAACCCAGACTTCGGTATTGCTGCCAATTACAACGATGGAACGTACAGGCATGCTGGTTTCTTTAGAGACTCAAGTGACGGAATCTTCAAGATATTCGACAACTATGAACCTGAACCACAAAATCCGATTAACGTTTCTGACCCTTCATACAGTGATGCCCCACTTCAGGCTGAACGCTTTATATCAACAATTCCTACAGGAACCGCTCCGTTTAGTGTTTCTTCATCGACAGCAGTAACAAATCTTAATGCTGACAAACTCGATGGATACGACTCGTCATACTTTGCCCCAATTGACAGTCCAACATTCACTGGAACAGTGTCTCTTCCGAACAACACAGTTGCTCTTGGAACTCAAACCACTGGAAATTATGTTGCCGATGTAACTGGCGGAACTGGTGTAAACATCGTTCACACCCCAGGAGAAGGAACCAGCCCGCAAGTAAGTATCGGTCAAGACGTCGCCACGTCTGCCTCTGTCACTTTCGCGCACGTTTCTGCACCACTAACGGGGAATGTGACTGGAAATGCATCAACTGCTTCAACGCTACAAACTGCTAGAACAATTAGCCTCAGCGGAGACCTAAGCGGTTCTGTTTCCTTCAATGGCTCGTCAAATGTCGACATTACAGCGACAATTCAGCCAAATTCTGTTGCTCTTGGGACAGACACGACAGGTAATTACGTAGCTGAAATATCCGCATTTCCTGGCTCTGGTCTAAATGTTTCCAGTCCTGGCGAAAGCGCAACGATATTCATAGGAAGCAACGCCACGGATTCGAATTCAGCTTCGGCCATAGTTAAGCGCGATGAGAATGGAAACTTCTCTGCCGGAACAATTACTGCCGACCTGAGCGGAAACGCAACAACGGCTACACAGCTCGACAACGCAAGAATCATTGAATTGTCTGGTGATGTTTCTGGTTCGGTTTACTTTGACGGAAGCGCAAACGTAAACATTTCAACAGCGGTGCAACCGAACTCAGTTGCACTTGGAACGGATACGACTGGTAACTATGTAAACGACATCACCGCTGGCACTGGTGTAACGGTCACCCATACGCCGGGAGAGGGTTCGAGCCCAACTGTTGCAATTGGTCAGGCTGTTGCAACATCATCGTCAGTTACATTTGCCCATGTTTCTGCTCCAGTCACTGGAAATGTAATCGGAAATGTGACCGGAGATGTATCTGGCAATGCTGGAACTGCGTCAACACTGCAGACGGCAAGAACAATTTCCATAACTGGAGACGTATCGGGTTCTGTATCGTTCAACGGTTCTTCGGATGTATCAATATCCACAACAGTGCAGCCGAACTCGGTTGCACTAGGAACCGATACAACTGGCAATTATGTATCTGATGTAACTGCTGGAACTGGAATTAGCGTTTCACATACACCAGGCGAAGGTTCAAGCGCATCTGTATCGCTAAATGCGACGCTCGACGACCTTAGTAACGTGCTTGTGGCAAGCCCTGTAAACGGAGATTATTTAACATTCAATGGAACCAACTGGGTGTCTGCGTCACTTGGTTCTAGTGCAATTACTGTTTCTGATACGGCACCAGGTTCTCCTTCAGAGGGTGACCTTTGGTTTGATTCGTCCAGCTTCGATACTTTCGTTTATTACGACGGGACATGGTTGCAACAGAACACACCTCCTTCGGAGATTGCTGAACTTAGTGACCTTGTCGATGTGTCTGTGCTTAATGCACTTCCAGGAGACTTGTTGCAATACGACGGAACGGACTGGGTAAATGTTTCAGTTGTAACAACTGCATCCGTTGCTAATGCATTGCTTGCGTCTCGCGTAATCAGTCTGTCTGGTGATGTCTCTGGTTCGGTTTCGTTTGATGGTTCACAAAACGTTACCATCTCAACAACAGTGCAGCCTAATTCAGTAGCTCTTGGTACTGACACTACTGGGAACTATGTTTCCAATCTGACCGCTGGTACCGGTGTTACAGTTACACACACTCCAGGTGAGGGCTCATCACCAACAGTGGCAATTGGTCAGGATATTGGGACTAGCGCTTCAGTTACATTTGGAAAAGTAACTACTACCGGTGATGCAGTAATTGGTGGAAATCTTACTGTTAATGGAACTACAACGACCATAAACACGGAGACGCTTGAAGTTGAGGACAATATTATTGTTCTTAATAGCAATACATCTGGTGCGCCTTCAACAAATGCTGGAATAGAAATTGAGCGCGGTAGCTCTACAAATGTCGTTCTTAGATGGAACGAGTCTAGCGACAAATGGGAAATTACTAATGATGGTTCATCGTATGGAGCAATCGCAACCCTCGGAGGCATAACACTTGGAACAGATACCGTTGGGAACTACATGGCCGATGTATCCTCGGGTACTGGTGTAACTGTTTCTCACACTCCAGGAGAGGCATCTACAGCCACAATTTCAATTGGTCAAAATGTTGGAACATCATCAAGTGTTCAGTTTGCAGCAGTAACCGCACCGGTAATTGGAAACGTAACCGGCAATGCCGACACGGCAACAACATTGCAGACATCAAGAACAATATCTCTATCTGGAGATGTAACTGGCTCTGTATCGTTCAATGGCTCTGCAGATGCAACAATATCAGCAACAATCCAAGCCAACTCTGTCGCTCTTGGAACAGATACGACCGGAAATTATATGGCAGATGTATCTGCTGGAACCGGGATAACTGTTTCCCACACTCCGTCAGAAGGCTCGACTGCAACAATAAGTATTTCTGATGCAGCAATTAGTTCCAAGTCAAACAACTACACGCTTGCCCTTGCTGATAAACGAACGGTAATCGAAATGAATATTGGTTCAGCAAATACGCTCACTGTTCCACCAAACTCAAGCGTAGCTTTCCCTGTTGGAGCAGAAATAACCGTATACCAATACGGGGGAGGAAAAACCCAAATTCTTGCTGGAAGCGGAGTGACCATACGTTCAACGCCAGGAAATTATCTAAGAGCTCAATATTCTGTTGCCACTCTAATCAATAGGGCTACAGATGAATGGATTTTGTTCGGCGACTTGAGCGCAACATGATTCGTGGTGTTAGTGCCGCTACTGGGAAATTGCCTGGTCAAGTTACTGGTGTATCTGCCACTGCCGGTAATGGACAGGCAACTGTTTCATTTTCAGCTCCTGCATATACAGGGCGAGCAACAATAACGTATACGGTTACATCAAGCCCTGGTGGTATAACAGCAAGCGGTTCGTCCTCTCCTATTACCGTAACTGGGCTAACAAATGGGACAACATATACATTTACTGTTACAGCAAATACTTCGTATGGCGTTAACTCTGTAGCGTCGGCATCATCTAGTGGTGTCGCCCCAGTTGCACCACCGTACTTCCCGCCCTACTTTCCGCCGTACTTCCCGCCGTACTTCCCGCCATTCTTCCCGCCACACTTTGACCCATGCGCTGGAGCATCGTGTGTCGCTGGCGGCACGTTCTCGGTCTCGTGCTGCAATAGCGGAAGCCTTAGCTGTAGACAGGTTTATCAGTCATATTCATCAAGTCCTGCTGGTTGTGTGAGTTGTGGCTCCGTTCTTATATCTGATTGCTCAGGACCTGGTTGTGCTGGTTATTATCCGAGCCCTTGCTAGTAACTCAAAAGCATAGGATTTAAAAATGTTTCGATATATATTTACAATTTTAAAGATAAAATTAAAGTACAGAAAAGTCAAAAAAAGTAAATTAATATACTAAAAATGACTCAGTAAAATGATTACGAGGCAATCTTGATAACTTCTATCCATTCCAGAAATAGTCTTTTCCCTGTGAGATAATTGCGGTATGGCAATAACACTACCCGCATCTCCGTCAACTGATGCCGAATTCGCAGTCGGTGGCAAACTTTTTGTATGGACTGGTTCCTTCTGGAAGCAATCGGGTAAATATGCGATAATTGACGCCGGTTTCTCAGAAACCGAAATTACAGCGGAGGCGCTGACAGCTGATGGAGGCAATGCCTAATGTCCTATAAAAAGATACTTTTCCGTAGAGATTCGGCCGCAAACTGGACTTCCGAGAACCCAATCCTTTCCAATGGTGAGGTCGGCCTTGAAACCGATACAGACAAGATAAAGATTGGTGATGGCTCGACCGCATGGACCAGCCTGACCTACTTCTACGGCTCTCTTGAAAATGCCACCTTGAACCAGCTCGACGACGTTACTTACGGAAGCTTTGCTTCTGGCCAATTTTTGCGTTGGAACGGTAGCGCATGGGTTAATGACTCATCTGCGACAGCATCTTTCACTGGCGCAGAAATTGACGCTGTTCGAATCGGAGTTACCGCAGCAGGAGAAATCGATACTACATCTGGTGGTCTAACTATTGACTCAGCATCAGGAACAACGACAGTCGATGACAATCTTGTTGTAACCGGCAACCTAACCGTTAGTGGAACAACAACGACTGTCAACACAGAAACAGTAACTATTGCTGACAATATTATTGTCCTTAACAGCGACGAAACCGGCTCGCCAACAGCAAACGCTGGAATTGAAATCGAACGTGGAACATCCGCAAACGTTCAGCTTCGTTGGAACGAATCAAACGATGTTTGGGAAATCACAACAGATGGCACCAACTACTACACTCTGGCAAGAGTCCTTGACGTAGAAAATAGCAATGCCATGGATACGTGGCACCAGCCAGTTCGACTCGCAACTGATGCAGTCCTTCCAAACTCTCCATCATACGCAGCTGGTTCTGCTGGGGCAGATGGAACTGGTGTCGGCGCAACACTTACAGCAACGACGTATGGTCGACTTGTAGTAGACCAAGGTGAAGCAAATGTTGGCAATAGAATTCTTGTAAAGAATCAATCTAATGCCGTTCACAATGGTGTTTATACCGTAACCGCACAAGGTGGACCATCTGAGTACTGGGTGCTAACGCGTGCTACGGATTTCAATGGAACATATACGCGCCAGGTTGCATTCGGCGATGTTATGTATGCTGCTGGTGGATTCGCAAATGGTCTTCAGATGTTCGGCGTATCCAATGACGGCAGTGGCTCAAGTGGCCAAATAGTATTCGGCACCGACTCAATTACATTCGAACAGATAAGCGGAACTGCAACCATTCAAGCCGGCAACGGCCTTGTGGCATCAGGAAACTCAATCAACATTGTTCCTGGTTCGGGCTTGACAGTGAGCGCAAACCTTTTGGATTTGGGAGCAATTTCACAAAGTGATTCAACTGCAGAAAACCCAACTTCGGTCTTTATTTCTGGCGTTACGCGCGATGGTTATGGCCGCGTTACTGGAGTTACATCGGCTAGCACAACGGTTGTTCTTGGAACCCAAACAACTGGAAATTACGTCGAGAGCCTTGTTGCTGGAACTGGCGTAACAATTACAAACAACACTGGCGAGGGGGCGACTCCAACGATTGCGATTCCGCAGGAAGTTGGAACATCTTCATCGGTTCAGTTTGCAAGAGTCGCTGCAAATGAGTTCGCTGGTCCGGTAACTGGAAATGTAACCGGAAACGTAACCGGCAATCTCACTGGAAACGTAACAGGAAACGTAACTGGTAACCTCACCGGAAACGTAACAGGCAATACAAGCGGAACCGCTGGTTCACTTACTAATGCCAGAACGATAGAGCTAACAGGTGATGTGACTGGCTCAACCACGTTCGATGGAAGCGCAAATGTTCAGATTTCAGCAACAATTGCTGCTAACTCGGTAGCCCTCGGAACCGACACAACTGGAAACTATGTCAATGATGTAACCGCTGGAACCGGCGTTACCGTTACACATACTCCAGGTGAAGGTTCATCGCCGACAATCGCAATCGGACAAGCCGTAGCGACATCTTCTTCAGTTGTATTCGCTAGAGTCGAAACAACTGGCGACATCGTCATAGGTGGAAACCTCACTGTTCAAGGCGAGGAGACGATTCTTAATGTCAATAACCTCGCTGTTGATGACACGTTCATCTACCTGAACAACAGCAGCTCAGTTGCTAACCCAGACCTTGGTTGGGCAGGAAACTACAACGACGGCACATATCGCCACGCTGGATTCTTCCGAGATGCAACTGATGGCGTATTCAAGGTGTTTAAAAACTACGTTCCTGAGCCAGAGCACCCAATCAACACGAGCCACGCTTCGTATGCTGCTGCAGACTTCTCTGCAAATACGCTTGCCAGCACGGTTTCGACTGGAACTGCTCCGCTAAGCGTTTCTTCAAGCACTGTAGTGACGAACCTCAATGCGGACCTTCTCGACGGTCAGCATGGCTCTTCCTATGCGCCACTGAATAGCCCAACATTCACCGGAACAGTCACTCTCCCAACCGGCACTGTAACAAGTGCAATGATTCTTGATGGAACTATTGCCAATGCGGACATCTCGTCGACTGCTGGAATCGACCTCCAGAAGCTTGCAGACCCTGCTACAAACGCCCAGACAGCCAGCTACACCCTTGTCCTTACTGACAGAAACAAGATTGTTGAAATGAACGTGGGTTCCGCAAATAACTTGACAGTCCCACTAAACAGCTCGGTCGCATTCCCGACAGGAACGCAAATCAACATACTGCAGACAGGAGCTGGTCAGACGACGGTAGTTGCGACTGGCGGCGTAACGATTAACGGAACCCCAGGACTCAAGCTTCGCGCTCAATGGTCGTATGCTACGCTCATCAAGAGAGGAACCGACACGTGGGTGTTGGTCGGAGATATAGCAGCGTAAGCCATGACAGCATCAAATCAATCCAATGATTCGGGCGGCAAGCAGCCCGGCGCGCCGACTGGCCAGTCGGCAACAACTGGTGCCAATGCTCAATCTGTAATCACTTGGACAGCCCCTGCATATAGAGGAAAAACAGGAACCGTTACATATGAGATTGTTTCTACTCCGTCGACAACTACGGTATCCAATGCAACGAGTCCACACACATTTACCGGACTAACCAACGGAACTGCATACACTTTCACGATTACCGCAATTACTAGTGGTGGTGTTCGTGGCCCTGGGGCAACTACCGCATCGGTGACACCTGTTGCCCCTCCGTATTTCCCGCCGTTCTTCCCGCCATTTTTCCCGCCGTATTTCCCACCGTTCTTTCCCCCGTTCTTCCCACCATTCTTCCCGCCGTTCTTCCCGCCGTTCTTTCCCCCGTTCTTCCCACCATTCTTTAAGTAGTCACAAATAGCCATATTGCCAAATATGGTTAGAATGGAAAAATGGAAGAAGTAGTTGCTGAATCTCCGTGGAAGGTTGCTCCAGGGCACTTCGGAACTGGTCCAGAAAATATCTATATATTTGAAGACTTTATAGATGCCGATGACGTACGCACTGTTTCTGCATTCTCAAGGACAATCAGCGAGTGGGCAAACGACAAAGAGGAAGATGAGTTCGATGAGAACGGCGTTTGCATATACGACGCTTCCTACTGGAATAATCGCCAATGCTCAAGTCAAATCTTAAAACGGATAAGCCCAGAAATATATTCCCTCATAGATAAATACATAAACAAAATGGCAAAAACCATTAATTTGAAGTACGAATGCAGAGTTTCAAATAGGCCACCATGCATAATTAGGTGGTTCGCTGGAATAGAGCAGCGTCCACATGCTGATAAGCAGATGCCAGACGGTTCTCCAAATCCGTTTCCGACATATGACATAAATTCGCTGTTTTACTGGAATGACGACTTTGAGGGTGGTGAGCTCTACTACCCACAGCACGATATTGTTGTGAAGCCGAAGCCAGGACTTGCTGTAGTTCACCCTGGAGACATTCATTACTTGCATGGCGTAAAGCCAATAATTTCAGGAGAGCGTTTTACTACACCCGCTTTTTACACCGTAGAGAGTTTCAATAAATGAACGGTTCTGAACCAGTAAATAAAGTGTCTCCACGTATCTCGGTTTTTACTGATTTTTTGCCGCATGATAAATGGCGAAAAGTGGATGAGTACTGCAGGGGCAACACTGAGAGATTCCAGTTTGTTGGATATTCTGACAAGGTTGGCTGGCAAGAACACATCCACTCAACAGACCCAGAAATTAAATATCAGAGGTCTTTTTTAACAGAGAATGGCAATAACGAAAATGCGACGAGACATGGCGACAATTACAAAATATCGATGCATGAACCAGTTGACGGAGATGTCCATAAAATACTTTTGTGGATGTTAATAAAATCACGAGATGTAATTAAAACAATTTATGGAAATGACACTTATTTTGAAAGTGGTCCATGGTTATCAATGGCAAGCGAGGGGGACTACATGGCCCTCCATTGCGATGGAGTGTTTTTAGCCACCGAAGGAGCGTCGACTGACTTTTCTTCTGTTTATTATATAAATGATGACTACGAGGGCGGCGAACTATATGTTCCAGCAATTGGTCTGAGCATAAAGCCCAAGGCCAATAGCCTTGTCGTATGGTCTCACGTTTGGCACGAAGACATGGCTCACGGTGTAAAACCAATAACATCTGGGTCAAGGTTTATGTCGCAAGGCTTCTTCTGGTCGGTATAGACTCTGAGGCATGACACCAGTAGCACTAAGTGATGCACGCCTTGGCGTATTAGTTTATAGAAACGCTTTACCAAAAGAGCTCAGAATCATTGAGCGTCTCGAGGAGACAATCGGCAATAGCAAGACGCCACCATATATGTGGATGGAGGCACTGGTTGGCTATGCCCAAAAAATGCCAGAATACAGAGACTGCCACGACTGCAAAATTGGCGACCTGCACCTCCAGCATCTTCCCTCACAATTCGAGGAGATTCGCAACATCCATGGGGATACCAAAAAGCACCTCATGGAGTGCATGGCTGATTACCAAATGCGTTACAACCTAAACATGCAGTACATGGAGGCAATCAATTACGTTCGCTACACACCAGGACAGCACTTCCAGGTGCACGCAGACCATGGGTTTTCCTATACGTGCACGGTCTCGTCGGTAATGTATCTAAACGATGATTATGAGGGCGGAGAGTTATGGTTCCCATACCTAGACCTCACCTTTAAGGCTGAGGCAGGAGACATAGTTCTTTTCCCGTCGACATACATTTTCGCTCATGCTGCAAAACCTGTAATAAGCGGAACCAAATACTCTGCCGTGACAATGTTTGACTACAACGACAGAAACCATGACGTTAAGTCTTCTGTTCAGGAGCAGTATGCCAAAGTTCAGTCTTCTTAAAACAACGCAAAATCCACCAGAAATTAGACAGTCTCGCATTAAGCGGGAGTGGATGGATAATACATACAACAAACACGCCTATCAGTGTTTGCCGATGACGTACGCAAACGTATATGGGTGGGAGCTTGTTCTTCCACATGACGTCGTGGCGATTTGGGAGGGCGGGAATACTTACCCGAAAATACTTGAAGGCGAGATGCATGGGGGTCGACGTATTGCCTACGGTGGAATCGTTGGCATGGTTTCGTTTTCTGTGGGCTGGGTATTTGGAACAGAGCCTGGATATGAAACATGGATTGGTGGCTCACCAAATTACATGATGGATGGAGCCAAGCCGCTATCTGGAATCATTCCTAGTAGCTGGTGGCCAGACGAATTTCAGATGAACTGGGCGCTGGACAAAATTAACGAGCCAGTCAAGTTTGAGGCCGGGATGCCGTTTATGTTTTTCACTATGTTTGACAGTTCAATTCTTGAGAATGTGGAGTTTGAAATTGGAAATCTATGGGACGATAAAGAAAAAGTAAAAAGCAGACAGCTATACAACGGAGTAAAAATGAAGAATCAGCAAGACAACCCATGGACGTGGACTAAAGGCATTAGAACAGGGATTGACGCTGAAGGAAATAAGATTGGTCCTGCATTTACAGGTCTGCCAAAACTCAGAACTCCGGGAGATACACAATGAAATTGGGCGCGTTCGACGAAGCAAGGGCAAAGGCAGAAGCTCGTGCGTTTTTGAGTAAATCAATATCCGTCCTAGCTGGCGTGCTTGGTGTTGATATTGACTCGTTTGACGAAACGGCAGAAAATCCCCATGACCAGTCAAGCCCGTTTTTCAATGCATTTAATGTCCTTTCGGCTGAAGTAAAAGCTTTCAAAAAACTGGGTAACTAGCATGAGTGACAGTGAAAAAATTGGCGAGTTCAATATGGAACTCAGGAAAGGCGAATCGGTCACCGACCTTCCTGACTGGGACAACGAAATAATTGAATGGGATTCTTCAACAGGCGTTTACTACGTTGCTGGCAAGCCGGTGAGTATGTGTCAGGGTGTTGCGATGTTTAAGCCAGAAGACGAGGAAAAAGATGACAAACAAGTATGACTCAAGAGAAGAACTCTCCGTACGCTCTAGGAATTTGGCATCGCTTCTTTATATTCTTGGCTATGACCGTGATTCTTTTGATTCAGTAACCATAGATGACGCAATAAACAAAATACGAGATACGTACATCTATAAGCATGACATTTCAACAAATGTTGCCTGCCAGGAATATGTGAAAAAGCAAAGCATCGTCCTGTCGCGAAATATCCGTCGCGCATGGTTTGATGTTCAGTACTCGGCATATGAGGTCGAAAATGTCAGCTGAGCAGAGGTTTGAGCCGTATAAATCATTTGACTTCAGCAGCTGGTTTACTGACTGGCAGGAGTTCGCTGAGAACTCGACGCTTAAAGATGGCCCAGAGTCTGTAGAAATAGCAAACTATCTTTACTCAACCGTTGGTGTGGATAGAAGAAATATCGCAACAGGTGGGGCTGCTGACTATGAATTCGTAATTCACTATCCACGGCCAAATCTCGCCCAATCCTACGGACAATCGCAATGGATGCCGATACTTCTGATAATGATGATTATGGATATAGCTCCAAAGTCTCGAGTTCTAGCATTATCCGGAGGTCTCGATAGATTCAGACTTAAACCATTCCAGGATATTTTTAACTCAACTATCTATTTTCTAAATAACAAAAAACTATCGCTCTACGAGAAATTCCAACAAAACAGTACTCCAATATCGCATGAGGTTGTAACCCATGACCAGGTTCTTGATGGAACATGCGGAAAATTTGGAATGATTGTTGGGTGGTCTCAAGACATGGAGAACCCATTTTTCCCAGTTGACGCGCTCGTGGACTCATTAGACAAAAACGGCGTAATGGTTATCCAGAACACTTCAGACAGCGTTTTCCTGTATCAAAACGACACACAGGCGTCTCCTGTTTGGCAGTATCATGAGGAGCTGAAGAGCAGAGATGACTGCAGGGTTTATCACATACCGCTTTTCTATGGTGTCACAGTTGTTGTAAAGGGTTCTTGAAATGCTAGTCGCAGATAATTGGCTCCCTAAAGAGCTTTATGAAAAGATGATTAGCGATGAATCCTTTTTCCCAGAGTCAATGGGTGGTGGAGACAGAATCGCAACTGAACTGAACTCGTATCATTACGAACAGTCGACATGTTTTGCCCCATACATGTTTTGGGATGGGTGGCTAAACAGCCCTGCAAACACGCTTAAGAAGCAGATAATACAAAATATCTGGGAAAATAATCTTCCATTTCCAATCGAAGAAGTCCTTGGTTTTGAGTACTGGACCAGAACCTACCTTCCTGGCCAATATCTCGACACCCATGTGGACGAAGACACATTCATGTACGAGGACCATAAAGTTTTTAGCGGTCCAGCAATTGGCGCAATACTCTACGGCATCGACAATAGTGATGGTGGATTTCTCGAACTGCACAAATCCATATTGATTGATGGAACAAAAAATGCTCTTGAAAGAGAGACAATAAGTGACATGCTTTCACCAATTGAAGAGCGTGAAAGAATCGCTTACCGTGGAAACAGGTTGGTCATATTTGATGCCGGTCATCAAATTCATGCCACATCGCCAGCAAAAAGAGGAATCCGACAGGTTATGGTGATAAACGTGTGGCATAGAGATGTTCCGCCAACAGCAATAAAAAAGAACTCGTTTTTCTATGAATAATGTAGAAACAATTCCGCTAATTGCGATAAACGTCATGAAGACAAGGCTGGATGACGTAGATAATACAAAATTGATTGACGAAATCAAGAATTCGCGTGGAGACATAGATAAGAACTATTTAGAAGATAAGCACCATACCTACTACGAGGACAAGAGATACCCATTTGGTATGCCAGAGTCTGAAAAGCTCATATCAAAGCTGGTAAGTGCTGTTTCTTCTGTTCTTGGAAGAGAGATGGAGCTTTCTGAGATTTGGACGCTTACCCTTGACGATGGGCAGTCAGTAGCGGCACACTCACACAAGTCCAATACCTATGTCCACCAAGAAGAGTATTTCTCTATTGCCTATTACCCAAATGCTCCCGAAAATAGTGCCGATTTGATTTTCCTAGCTACGGCATGCAATACGCTCGAGACGTCGATAACACTTCCTCCAAAAACAGGAGACCTAGTCATATTCAATTCATACCTGATGCATATGACAAATCGCCATAGAAACAAAAATGAACAGCGCATAGTTATTAGTGCGAATTTCGCTCCTAAGAAGCCAAATATTCAGCCGTCACAGGACTGGAGTGCTTACTCAAGAACCGCCCCACAGACTAGCGAAAACCATAAAAACACATACCACCTAACTGCTCAAACGATTTTTGGTGAAGAGGAATACATTCTTTTTGAAACAGAGAATGGAGAATGGAAAATTAGGCTCAACGGGAATACCGTTGATATAGATAATGTGAACATCACTGAAAATAAGATAATAGCTAATTTCGTTACAAAAATTCCAATGACGATAGAAGTAGTCATTGACCTGGATTTATCGCCAGATAGAGAAATAAATGGATTCGTCCAAATTGGGCAGTTTATGAAAGTTAGAGTGTCGGGTTCAAAAGGTTAAAAATATGACATCTGTATTCGACATAAAAATCTCGTCTATTGACGGCAGGAGCGACATGCTCTCAGAGTTGTCCGGGAAAGTGTGCTTATTCGTCAATATTGCTTCAAAAGCCGGCTACGCACCCCAGTGCAGCAAGTTGTGGTCGCAGGCTAGAACCACAAGGCAATTATGGGAACTCCAGCAGCTGCAGGAGATGTATGGAGAAAAAGGGTTTTCTGTTGTTGGGTTTCCATGCAATCAATTTTTCAAAATGGAACCACTCTCAAACGAGGATATTCACGCCTTCATCAAGACCGCATATCCATTCGTCACATTTCCAATATCTGAAAAAATTGATGTCAATGGTGAAAATGAACATGAAATATTTAAATTTCTGAAAGGCAACCAGACAAGAAGAAATGACGATAATCCGGCTGACAGCAGCGACAGGGCCACAAACGGGCAGAACAAGGCTGGTGAAGCACTAGCCCGCATACCTAGTAATTACGAGAAGTTCATAGTTGGCAGGAATGGTCAGTTGATGTTTAGGTTTAGGTTTACAAATTGGCCCCTAGCCGACGAATCGCTGATAAATGAAAGTGATTTAACAATCAAGGCAGCAATCGAAAGCATATTGTAGTTATATGGGTTTTAGAAAATCATATGAACTTCAGCCAACCCATCTTGGAGGCGGAACTGTTGAGTTCAAAAATGCGATAGATATCCCACAGGATGAAATAATTCCATACCTAGATGGACTTAAAAACCAATGGCGAGAAGAAAACTTTACAATCGTAAACGACGATGATGGTAATCCGCTTCACGCTATAAATAAGGGTGGATTCATTTATGACCTTGAATCCATGCGCCGTGCTCCGGTGAGAATCCAGCATATGAAACACCCGTTTTTTGTCGAATGCGAAAAAGCCATATACCAAGCCCTCATAAGGTATGTCGAGGAGTTTCCAGCATTACTTCAGTCAATATGGTGGCGTTCCGGTG